TTGCGTAAGTCCCGCATGAGGCGTTTTTATTTTTTATTTTCTGTTTCAATCTGGCCTATATATAGGATTGTTGAAGGGGTGAGGTGGTTAAGTTATTAGCCGGATGGTTAAGAATCGTGTTGACGGGTAGTGTTGAAGCTTATATAACTGGAGTAGGGCGTTATGTGTTTTTTGGCATAGCGATTCGTTGTGTACCTAAAGGAATAACGAATGGGTGATGTTTCCGAAAACTTCAATCGAAGTGAATTTGCATGCAAGTGTGGTTGTGGGCTTGCTAATGTTTCAGATCATTTAATTTCATTTTTACAGAGTGTGAGGACTTCATTAGGAGAGTCTATGGTTGTGACGAGTGGAACAAGGTGTTCTGAGTGGAACGCTGAAGTTGGCGGTTCTGCTGGTTCAAGTCATGTTCCAGATTCAAATGGTCTTTCCTATGCTGTCGATATTGGGTGTAACAATTCTATCTATAGGCAGAAGTTGTTGGAAGCAGCGACACCTGTTTTTGATCGGGTAGGCATTGCGAAAACTTTTATTCATTTTGATGTTGACCCGAATAAATCGGCTGGAGTTGTTTGGGTGTACTAAAAAATTTTTTAAAAAAAGGTGTGATGTGAATACAAAGAAAACAGTTAAAAAGCCAAAGCCAGTTAAAAGGCCGGGAGGTTATTAATGGAAGCAATTATTGGTTTGATGTCAAAAATGCCTGAATGGTTGGTAGCAATAGCTGGGATCGTTACAGCTTGTACTGCATTAACGGCTCTTACTCCGACAAAGGTTGATGACAAGGTATTTGGGGTTTTGACGAAAGCTGTAAACATGGGGTTAAAGGTGACGAACATCATGGCAGGTAATGTGATGAAGAATGAGAATAAGGATAGCCGAAAATGACAATGGCCTTGGTTGGTTTGGCTATGTTGATCGGGGTGGTGTTATGGGCTGTAAGAGTTGGAAGGAAGAGTGCAGAGCATAGCATTTTAAAGGGAACGATAGAAAAGGTTGGGAACGTCAATGAGTTTAACCGGAAAGAGGACGAGGAAGTTAAGAGGCAGGTTGATAGCTCTGGCGATAATCCTAATCCTGTCATGGCTCCCTGGTTGCGTAAGCGGTAACAAGTCGGGTGCTTTTCCGATTCATGCTCGGCCTAGTTTGCCGAAAGCGTTAGTTGAGCCAGCAAAAGTATTTTTAGAGTGTGGTGATGATTATTTTTGCATTGCTCCTGAACATCTTGAGGAGTTGAGGGTTTATACAATTGAGATGGATTCGTTAGTACGGAAATATGAGTACGCAACGGGTGTGATAAATGAGTAAAAAAAAATTCGTTATTTGCTTCAGGATGATGATTACTTTGATGATCCTATTGCAGAGTATAAAGCCCCAAGAATTGCTTCACTTGTTCCGCAAGATTCGGGGGATGGCACAAGGATTTGGCCTTGTTATGTATACGATGCCAAAGGCGTACTTCTTAGAGTTGAGCATCCCAAGCCGAGGAAGTTGAGATGGTCAGGTTGGCGTTAATTTTTATTGTTGGTCTTATTACTGTTTTGCTGGCTATGTCAGCACGGGCAGAGAAGCTTCCGGTTCCTGATTTAAGGGATTTGATAGCACCCCCAGCGATTATTGAGTATCAGGGTTTTGCTCATGCGGTTTTTAATTTAGGCGGAGTTTATTTTTTATACAAGGTCACTCATCCTGCGGTTGCTTATCCGCAATGTAACGCTTTAGAGCTAATGGGCGAGGAGATAAAGGTAGTTGGGAATAATCCTAATGGTTATTTGTATTTTGTGGAGAAAAAACCCGTAGCATTTAAGACGGATCATAACCCTCAATGGACTGATTTAATAAAAAGGACATTTGAGAATGAAAGATGAAGATGAATATGAAGAGGGCTTGGATTGGGACACGGTGATGAGAAAGAGAATGAGGGCATTAACATCGAAGTCTGTTCAAGGTTATATCCATTGGATTGAAGGTGCTTTGCATGAGTTTAATTATTTAAGTTCTACATATTATTTGGAGCATAAGGAGATAGCGATTGAGTACGGATGTTGCAATAACTGAACCCCCTGCGAAGGAGGCTTTTCCGGTAGCTTTGCCGAAGTTGGACATGGACTTGTTCAAGGTTTGGCAGGGAGCGTTTGAGCGTATAGGTGGAATAGACGCTTTGGTTGAGTGGGCGAGTGACGACAAAAACAAAAAGAAATTTTTTGAGATGGGCGTTTCGTTGCAGCCTAAGAATATAAAGGTAGAGCAAGAGCATAAGATTCGGTTTGTGGAAGTGCCTATGAAAGTGGGTAGACCAGAATTAAGAAAAGGGAGTGATGTTATAGACACGCATGGCGTTGAGGTAAGTACAAGTAGGCTTGCTAAAGCTGGTGCTGATACTCCTAACAAGAATATGGGGCGTAACTGGACGGAAAAGGGTAAAGCTAAGAAGTTAAAGCGTGACAAGAAATTAACTGCGGATCGTAAGGCGGAAGGTAAAGATGGCTTTAACGGCTGAAGAAAAGCGAGAGGCGGAATGTATTTGGTCGCCTACCGGGAAACAGCGAGAGTTTTTGGGTGCTTCCTATGATGAGGTGTTGTATGGAGGTTCAGCCGGGGGTGGAAAAACGGACGCTATGCTCATAGATATGCTGGGCTTGGGTCAGAACGCTTTGAACTGGTCGAGGTATAGAGCGATTTTATTTCGTAGAACTTTTCCTGAGTTGAGTGAGCTGGTGGATAGGTCGAGGGAAGTTTACCCGGCAATTTATCCAGGGGCTACTTATGTTTCTTCAGAGCATGAATGGCGTTTCCCATCTGGTGCAAAAGTAATGTTTGGATACATGGATAAGGATGAAGATAGGTTTCGCCATCAGGGTAATGAGTATCAATGGGTGGGTTGGGACGAGTTGACTCATTGGGCTACGCCTGTTTGTTACAAGTATCTGCAATCAAGAACACGGTCTACTAATCCAAATGTTCGGTGTTTTACGAGAGCAACAACAAACCCCGGTGGTCGTGGTCATGCTTGGGTTAAGAAGTATTGGCAGATACCTAATGATGGGCTGGGAACTAAGTTTGCTCATGTTGAAAAGATTGGGAAGCATAAAGCTGTAAGTTTCAGGCAGTTTATCCCTGCACGGCTGGATGATAACCCTTATCTAAGCGAAAGCGGATACAGGGAAATGCTGTTAAGGATGCCTGAGAATGAGCGTAAGAAATTACTAGATGGCAGATGGGATGTTGTTGAGGGTCAGTTTTTTACAATTTTTGATCCTGAAAAACATATTGTTAAGCCTTTTAAGATTCCTACGCATTGGCCTCGGTGGAGAGCAATGGATTGGGGTTCGACAAAACCTTATTCGATTGGCTGGTACACGATTGATCCAGACGGTGTTGTTTATAGATACCGGGAGTTATACGGCTGGGGTGGTGAAGCTGATGTTGGGACAAAAGAATCTGTAAGGCAGGTTTGCCAGAAGATGCACGAAATGGAGAAGGAAGAGAAAGCTAAAGGTATTGAGTTTCGCAATAGTCCTGCGGATTGTTCTATTTGGTATGCAAGGGGTGAAGGCGTAACGATTGCTGAATTATTTAAGAATGATGGGATTAACTGGAGGCCATCGAAAGGTGGAGCTGGTAGTAGGTCTAATGGTTGGGTTGTTTGTACCCAATATTTAGAGAATGGCAATTTTAAGGTGTTTGATAACTGCAAACATTTTATTAGGACGGTTCCTGAGATGCAGGTTGATCCTGCAAAACCGGAAGATATAGAAACTAAATATCAGGAAGATCATGTCGCTGATGAATTTAGATATTCGCTTGTGTCTAGGCATAGGTTTATTAAGGCTCCGCCAAAACCAAGTCGTCCTGAGTATATGTCCTTTGATTACATAGTAGCAATGGATGAGCAGGATCGGGCGAGTGATCGTTCAATTTATAGGTTTTAATTTTATTTAACAAAGGAGATTTAGCACGATGATGAACATGAACACAGTAGTTGAAGCAGCAGCAGCAACCGCAACGGGTTCGGCTGTAGAACAAGCTACAACCCCTTATTTGGAAGGTTCAAAAGCTGTTTGCATGATAGTCCCAAATGGCTTTAGTGGAACGGCAATTCTTCAGGGGTCTGATGATAACTCCACTTGGAGTACGCTCAAGACTTCTGGTTCTCTGACAACTTCCAGTATTCCTATTATGGCGGAAGTTACATTGAAAAAGTATTTACGTTCTAACGTAACCCGTAGTGCTGGTTCTGTATCTATCTACACTTTAAATGCAGGGTAAGTAGCGAATGGACGATTATTCTAGCAATAGTGATGAATCTCTAAAGCCTTCTGGGTTTGTTGGTGTTCCTGAGTCAAAGCGTGAGGTTACGGAAGCCGAAAAAGCTTTAGCTAAAAAATGGGGGGAGCGATTGCGTTCCGCCCAGGCTTCTATGGGGCAATGGTACACCAAGATTAAGAAGTATAGAAATTATGTTCGTGGGGATCAAAATAGTGATGATGGCGGAGGTTTAGTAAGAGCAAACCTTGTCCACTCTCATATTAAGCGTTCCGTGAATAAAACTTATGCTAGGAATCCGAAGTTTGCTATTCGTCCGGTGGAAAATGTAAACCCTTCTGCATATCAGAAAGTTCGTTTGTTTGGGAAAACGGCTGAGATTGTTCTTAACCGTTATTTTGAAGATGCGGATTTAAAACGTAGAGGCAAGGCTTGTTTACGAGCTGCGAAAACTACGGGTGTTGGTTGGGCTAAAGTTTTCTATCAGACGATTACAGAGCAAGACCCCGTTATGAAAAGTCGTTTGAAGGATGCTTTGGACGATTTAGAACAACTTCAATTGCTGAAAGCTAATGTGGACAGCAACGAGGATTTTGGGGAACGGGATCGAAAGATATTGGAGCTGGAACAATTTGTTTCATCTTTGGAGCAAGAAACAGAGAAGATTATATCTGAAGGATTAACAATTGACGTTGTGGATTCTGAGCGTGTTTTACTGGATTTGACCACAACGAAAAACTTTGATGATTATGTTAAGACTCCGTTTATAGCTGAAGAGATTTTAATGACACCCGATGATGCAAAAAGACGGTGGGGTGAAATTCCTACAGGGACTAAAACTTGGAATGTAGATAACAGCAAAGTTTCTATTGAATCTCCTTCTGGTAATTCTTCCAACTCTGCTAAGAAGGAAATTATTAAAGTTTGGGAGATTTGGGATCGTGAGAATAGGTTGGTTCATTATCTTCCAGACGGAGCTAGTGAGTTTATACAGGAGCCATTAAAGCCTAAAGTTGTGGGTGAGCAATGGTTCCCGTATTTTCCTTTGGCAACAAACATAGTTGATGGGCAGTTTTATCCTGTCTCCGATGTTGAGTTGTTGATGGAGCTTCAAGATGAACATAATTCAGCTAGGACTCGATTTGCAGCTCATAAAGATATGTCTATACCGCATTGGGTTGGTAAGCGTGAAGATATTTCAGAGAAAGATGCGAAGTCGATTGCTTCTGCTAAAGCTGGCGAAATTGTTTTAATAGATGCTGCTGCTGGCAGACCGCTAAGAGAATCCATTGATGTTTTCTCTCCTCCTCCGATTGATCCTGCCGTATATGGAACTGAGCATACCGAAAGAGATATGGAGCGTGTTGCTGGTGGTGGCGAAGTAACGCAACCTAAAAGTAACCGTTCAAGAACTTTGGGCGAAGCTCAATTACTTACCCAGGATGTCGGTGTCCAAACAACGGCTGATACGGATGAGGTTGAGGATTGGTTTAGACGGTTAGCGAAACATACGCTTGAAATTCTTCTCCAAGTTTTAACTAAAGAACAGGTTGAAGGAATCGCGGGAACAATGGCTAGGCCAAAAATTGATGAAGAAACTGGAGTTGCTACTGGTGAATTAGATGAAGGTACGGTTTGGCCTGAAGAGTTATCTAAAGGCGAAATATTCAATATGCTCCGAATCCAAATTCAAGCTGGTTCTTCTGGTCATCCTAACGTCAACAATGAAATGAAGCTTTGGACTCAATTCATTATGCCAAAGGTAACTGAACTGCTTGTCTCTGTTTCTGATTTACGTGAAAAGAAACAGGATGATTTGGCTGATAGTTTAATTAAGGTGGCGCAAGAAACACTTAGGCGTATGGATGAAAGGTTTGATGTGGACGAGTTTATTCCTTTGCGTAAAGACAAAGAGCCTGACCCGTCACAAATTCAGCAAATGCAACAAGCCCAAGAAGCCCAGCAATTACAGATGGAGCAATTGAAGGCTGATATTGAGGAAACCTTATCGAAGGCAGCGAAAAATAATGCGGAGATTGGGAAGATTCAAGACGGTATTGAGCAAGGAAAATTTAAGGATGGTATGGACGCTTATAAAGCTAAAACTAAGTTTTCTCTGGATAAGCAAAAAATTGTGGATCGGCAAGAAGAAACGGCTACTGCAAATGCGGTGAAGCTTGCTGGTTCAACGAAAAATAATAATTCTGAGTAAATCGGAGATATTTATATGACAGACGTAAATGTTGTGGAGTCGTCATCCACAGTTGAAGAACAAGATTCTGACGTAAGCCGGGAATCGTCAACGGCAGTAGTAGAAGAACAAGACGTAAAAGTTGAGGATTCGTCATCCGAAGAAACAATGGCTGATGCTATTAAGTCTGCACTTGAAGATGAAGGGGCTGAGTTTGAAGAAACTGAAGAATCAGACAAGCCTGAAGAACCTGAAAGTGAAGATGATGAGGCAAAAGCTAAAGAAGATGAGCCAGAAGCTAAAGAAGATGATGATGAAGAGTCTGATATCCATGATATGCCAGAAGGCTTAAAGCCAAAGGCGGAAGAAAGGTTTCAGAATCTAGTAAACGATAACAAGGAGAAAACTGCATATATAGAGCAAGCAAATGAAGCTTTAAACAATATGCAAGAAGCGGTTAAGCAATCAGGTTT